CATCGTTAGTAATATCTAAATCTTCAATAAAATAATAATATTTTAAACGCATTATTAAACTTACTTTAATAATATAAAAATAATTATTAATAATAAAATGAGAAAAAGTATTTTAGCAAAAACAAAAGGAGGAAGAGGTGTTGAAGTATCATCAATGCGACAATCAAAAATGCAACCAACAGAAATGCAATTATTAAAAATACAATCATCAAAAATACAACCATCAATCAAGCAACCAACAGAAATGCTTTTATCATTTGGTGATTATTTATTTAATGGTGATGATGAAAACCAATTAAATTCAAATTTAAATAAATATTTTACAAGGGATATGGAAGAACTACCTATAGAAAAATTAAATGTAGAATTAGATAAAAAAAATATAATATGTAAAAATTTACAATTTGAAAAATATTCAGTAATAAATAAGGATAATTATAACAATATTTTAACTAATATTGGATTAGACCCCAGCGATAATTTTTTAAATAATAATATTTGTGGAAAATATATATCTGATAAAATTTATTGTAAAACAGCAACATTTGGTGGTAATAGTAAAAAACTTATAAAAGGAGGGAAAACAGTGTTTGAATCAATTACACAGGATAATCTTACAAATATTGGAAAATATTGTAAAGACTATGGCGAAACAATATTTGCCAATACGGAGAATACTGTTATAGCAGCAATAGCAAATGCCAATTTAGAAAAGCATTTAAACACAAAAGAAAAAGAAGCATTACATTTTTTAAAAACAAAATTACCAGATATTACTGAAATTATTAAGGATTACTATATAAGACATGTTATAAATTATTTAATTCCAATAATGCGATATGATGTTGAAAGTATAAATATAGACCAACCATTAACGGACCCTAAAGAATATAAACAGACTATAAATTATTTTGAATTTAATAAAGATATTATATTAGATTATCAAGGAGATCAATTAGATTTATATGAAAAACATAAAGAAGCATTTTATAAATATATAAAAGAACAAAATAAATATATTAATAGTTTATCTCTTTCAGGACGACGAATTGTTAAAGATTATACCCGCCTTAAATCATTTTCATTATATCAAGAATACTGTAAAGATACAACAGATGATAAAAGTAAATTTATAGATAGTTTTAAAAAATATTTTAAAGATCAAGGTGAAAACCCAACAGAAATATTTACTAAAGGTATGAGTAATGCTTTTGCTGATTATATTATAGCGTATAGAGGTATAACAGATAAAGTCCGGATTGATGAAATTTTAAGTAAAGGATATTATGATGATGCCGATGTAATATATGATGATATTCAAGATTATGAATGGAAGCATATATTAAAAAGTTATTTAGATGATATAAATTTTATAATAAATAATGCTCCACCTGTTATAGAACATTTTATATGTTATAGAGGTGTTGCATTTGATTATATACAACCTGAAAGTATGACAGTTGGAAATAATCAAACAGTTATATTTAATTCAACAAGGTCTTCTTCTGTTTCATTTAATTATTTTGCTGCAAAAGAATATCATGATAAAGGAGATAGGAATAAAATATTATATAAAGTATTATTAGCGAAAGGATGTAAAGTATTATTCGCAACACCATTAGCAGGAACAAGAATAATACACGAGATGGAATTAATTGTATCATCAGATCATAGTTTTATGGCAGTTGGCGAAGGATCTTGGGAAGTTAAAGAAACATTTAATAATATAAGTAATAAAAATAATATTTGTTATAATGAAGAAGATAAAATAAGAACAAAAAAATTAATACTTATACCAAATAGTATAATGGAGCATACAAAATTTGAAAAATTAAATGAAGTAATTAGTGCAAATGAAACATACATTACTTAAAATAATATATAAAAGTTTTAATATTAATAAAATTATTATGAATAAATATGATTGGATTTCAAATAAAAAAAATAAATCTTCATCATCATCAAATAATGATGAAATTTTAAATACAGAAGACCAATCATCAAATACAGCAAATACCATATCATCATTTTCAAATCATATTTATTTCAATGATGATATTAATAATAATACAGCATTTAAACTAAATAATGCTCTAAGATTAATGGAAGCAAAACTTAAAACATTAAATATTGATAATATACCTATTTATTTACATTTAACAACAAATGGAGGTATTATTCATTCGGCATTTAGTATTATTGATTGTATGAATTCTATATCATTACCTATATATACAGTTATAGAGGGTTTTGTAGCATCTGCAGGAACATTGATAAGTGTAAGTGGTGAAAAACGATATATATCTAAAAATGCATATGTATTAATTCACGAATTGAGGTCTGGAATATGGGGAAAAATGAGTGAATTGGAGGAAGAAATGACAAATATCAAAAAGATTCAGGAACATTTGACAAATATTTATTTAGAAAAAACATCAATAAAGAAAAAGAAGTTAAATAGGATTTTAAAAAAGGATGTTGAATGGAATGCGGAAGAAGCATTAGAATTTGGAATTGCTGATGAGATTTATTTAAAAAATTGATTTTTTTTATTTTAAAATTTATTCATAATGGATAATTTTTATTGTGATTGGATTAGTAGAGAGAAATATTGGTTTAATCAAAATAACGACAATGACAAATATTTATCAGAAAATTATTCATATTTGATTGATAGTTATGATTATTATATTCATTCTAAACCAATATTAGGTATATTAATATACGACCAATTAACAAGACATTATTATAGAAATGAATATAATTCTCATATTTTAATTTATTTTAATAGAAAGGCATTAGAAATTGCGAATAAACATAAAACAAGTATTTTCATTAATCATTTATGTTATAATGATTGGATGTTTTATATGTTAGTTTATAGACATTCAAATATTAGAGAAAATTTATTATTTGTAATGAATGAATGTTGGAAACTTAATCCATTGCCTATTAAATTTATTAAAGCAACATATACGAGAGCTAATTTTGAAGAAGAATTTGATTATTATAAATATTCTCCAATTGATTTTGATGTATCTATATTAGAACATCATCCAACGACAGAAATAAGCGAAAAGAATTTATATAAGATTGGAGAATTTGAAAATATTAAAAATGATACAATAATAATAAGTTTATCAGGAGGTGTAGATTCCGTTGTATGTTTATTTAATATAGTTAAACTTTATCCAAATAAAAAAATAATAGCAGTTCATATTAATTATAATAATAGAAAAGAGGTAGAAGAAGAGGTTAAAAATCTTCGTTGTTTATGTTGTTTCTTTGATATTGAATTATATGTTCGTAAAATTTCAGAAATTAATAGACATATATGTATGTGTAATGATTTGAGAGATATTTATGAATCATATACAAAGAAAATAAGATTTAATTGTTATAGGAAGTTTGGAAAACTGCCAACAGTTATATTAGGACATAATAAAGATGATTGTTTTGAGAATATTTTGACAAATATTTCATATAATTCTAAATATGAAAATTTGCGAGGTATTGAATATTCCGTCATTATTGATAATATTAATTTTATTAGACCATTAATAAATGTTTCTAAAAATGATATTTATAAATTTGCGATTACTCATAATCTCCCATATCTTAAAAATAGCACTCCTAATTGGAGTCAAAGAGGTAAAATAAGAATGGATGTTGTGCCTGTATTAATGAATTGGGATAATAGAATAATAGATGGTTTATTTAATTTGAGCGATATAATGATGGATTATAATGAGATTTTAATGAAGTCAATTGAAAATTTTAGTCAAAATGAAATAGGACAGATAGAAACAATGAATACATCTAAATTATATTGGAAACACGGAATATATAAATTATTCAATTTCTACATTACAAATAAATCATTATTAGCATTAATATCACGCTTAGAATTATGGAAAAATAAATACGATTCAATAGATGTCAATAAAAAGACATCAATAATAGTTTCTAATAATCTTACTGTTATTATTATAAAAAGAATTCAAAATAACTATGAAATTATTAGGAAAAACATTTCATAATCTTATTTTGATATAAAAAAATGACATTTTTGTCTTTATATAAATTTAATTAAATGACAATCATAAAAATCAAGGAGATTGCGGATTATATTAATAATTATATAAATGAAAGGGAAAATACGAATTATAGGACATTTCCGTATTTTCGTTATAATAATTTTCATAAAATTTTAAGTAATTTATTAAATGCTACTTATCATAAGGAAAGCAATCTTATTATTATTTATGATTATGTTATTGTAATTAGTGAGGATAAGGAGAATGACAAATATGAGATATATATAACAGAAAAATATTTAATGGAACCAAAAGGACCAATATAAAAAATGATATAATATTAATGATTATTTAGAAATATAAATGAAGAAAATTGAGAGTATCCATAATAAAACTAAACAAAATGAAGAACTTCCATATAATAGTAATAATGTCTTATTATCAGATAATGATTTAAAGACATTTTTTAATAAGAATGGATTGAATGATATTGAATATAATAATATTAATTTATATAGAAATGCGTTTATTCATAAATCTTATTGTACGATGAAAAATGCTGATTTTGAATCAGGAAATGTGAATTGTCCTGAAAAATGTATTCCATTACAAGATATGTCATATGAGAGATTGGAGTTTTTAGGAGATGCTATTTTAAATATGGTTGTTGCTAATTATCTTTATTTTCGTTTTCCGGACCAAAACGAAGGTTTTTTATCTAAAATACGCACAAGAATTGTTAATGGTAAAATGTTAGGATTTCTATCAAATGAGATTGGATTTCCTAAATTTGCGATTATATCAAAACAGGTTGAAGAAGCGAATGGAAGAAATAATTATAAAATAATGGAGGATATATTTGAGGCATTTATTGGAGCATTATATACAGATTTTCAAGGTCAGGCAGATTCTGTAATATTACCTTCAAAAATAGGATTAACACCTTTAACAGGTGCTGGATATTATATCGCTGAAAAATGGATTATTTATATTATTGAAAATTATATTGATTTTAGTGAATTAATTATTCAAAAGACTAATTATAAAGATATGTTAGTTTCATATATGCAACATTCAATGCAAGATATGCCTAGATTCTGTGAATTAGGTGTAATTACAAAAGATAGTGTTAAAATATTCAATTATTGCGTTAAAAATAGATATAATGATACTATTGCAACTTCAACTGGATATTCAAAAAAAGAAGCAGAAAATAATGTAAGTAAAGAAGCATTACTTTATTATGGAATATCAATTCAATAATTTTCTAATAAAATAATATTATAATATAGAGATATGAATATATATAATACTCCAGGTACTTATAATCCTAATGCTTATAGTCCTCCGCCAGCATATAATAGTCCTGCTTATGGACCAGACACATTTAAAGAATATTATTCAAGATCGGATGAATTAACAAAATTAAATGGATTAAATAAATTATATGATACTTTAAGCGATAAATTATTAGATAATAAAATTGGATTAGACCCTCTAAAAATAAATAGTTTATTATTTAAACCTCAAAAATTTAATGATGCTGAATTAAATAGATTTTATAGACATTTATTAAATTATACTTATGCTTCTACTGCGTTAGAAGTTAAAAATCACGAAGAAGTTAATGAACATCTAAAAGAAATTCATAGATTATTACAAGTATTAGTTAAAGAAAAACCCCAAACACTTAATCAACTTCCTTCTGCAGGTCCATAGTTAATTTCAATAGACCTTGTATAATTTTTTTTTATTCTTAATGGTATATATAAATACCACGAACTAATTGCTATAATTGACATCAATAATAGTTTTTTTACCAAATACATATATATAAACAAGTTATAATAAAAATTATTTATATATAGATGGATTATAAACGAATACAAATAGATTCAATTGCTATTGGAGTAAAAGATGTTTATAATATTGATTTAACTAAAGATGGTTTTATTAATACTTATTTAACAGTAGGACATTTATCATCTAATTTAGATTTATTAAATAATTCAAATACATTAGATTATAGACATAATTTAATTGTTTCTGATAAAGCAGTAGGCGTCCATACAACCAGAAATATAATAAATTCAAAATCCAATGAATCATTTATAGTTCAAGGTAATATTCATTGTACGGGAACTTTATATGCTAATGGTATTATTTTAGATGAATCAATAAACCCAATAGAAAAACAAACAATAGATGATTTTAAACAAATATTAAATAGATTATCTTCACATCTATTATTTTATAATACAAAAGATTTTACGGATAATAATATTTATACTACTCATAATGTTATTATTGGTAATGATTATAATGCTGAAAATAATACGAATGCCTTAAAAATATCTCGTCATTGTAATAATAATATAAATAATATTCAATTTGTAATTCAAAATAACGATATTCAAAATAGTTCTAATGCAAATGTAAGTATTGGAATTGTAGGTAATAATTATACTTCACCTACACATATAATTACCTCTAAAAATATGCCATTACATTTCAATATTAATAAAAATTATAATGAAATTAATGAATTATATTTTGATACTGTTTCTAATGATTTACGCTATAATCCTATATATAATGAAAGTAATTATCCAATGATGGCATTAGATATTAATAGTTCGGTTGTTATAAATTCCAATAATTCAAAAGGTATTTCATATAATAAATATGAAAAAAATTTATTTACAACTACTTCATCTATAATTTATGAAAATCCTAAATTATATGTTAATGGTTCATTATATGCCGATTATATTATTATGTATGATTATATTTCAAAATCTCCTAAAAACTTAGATGATATTTATATGAGACAAGGAAATATTGATGGTGGTCTAACTATATTCCCGAATCAAATAAGAGGAGGTAGTTTTAATAAAGACGAATTTACATTTAATTCAAATGTTTATATTGGAACTACTAATAATGATTATAAATTAAAAATATTCGGTGATATAGAATTAACGAAAAATTTATATTCAAGTAATATTATTACAACCAATATTAATATTAATTCTAATTTAACTGTTGAAAACAATGGCAAATGCGAATTTAAATCAGATTGTTTTTTTAGAACAAATAGCGATTTTAATCAACTTAACTGTGATAATTCTATTACAACTAAAATTTTATCTGTCACTGATACATTTATATATAACGGAACTAATATAACATTTAATAATCTATCATCGGGTGCAACAATTGCAAATGAAACTCAACAATTAACTATAAATAATTCATTAAATGTAGGGGGTAAAGTTATTGGAATAACTGACCCTAATTATAATAGTGAATTGATTAATATTTATAAATATAGATATAACCAAAAAGATAAATTTGAATTATATTTAAATGATACAACGGTTGCCTCATATGGGTCAAAAGCATATATAGGTCATTGTGCTCTAAATAATTTATTAGATGAAAGAGATAATAGTTTAGTTATTTTAACACAATATAATACATTATGGAATAATATTTATTTTTATGCAGGTAAAAATAAAAATGAGATAAATACTTTAATACCTAATCTGGCAATAATGGAAAATAATAAAATAGGTATTAATACTAATAATCCAGAAAAAACATTAGATATAAGGGGTGATATAATAACCTCTAATTATTTTTATAGAGATGGTTTAAAAATTTATAAATGCAATAGTCCAATTATTTATAATAATAATAATAATATCACAGACCTTAATATTAATATCCCAGAAAGTCAAACATCTATTATAAATTCAAAGAAATTAAATATAATTGGTGGTATTAATTCTTATGATGGTTATTATCAAAAAAATTATAAATTAGTTTCAATAAAACTTTTAGATAATTCTTCAAATGCTATTATTGAAAATACTAATTTAGGTTTAGGTATTAATATTTCAAATTCAAAAATAACTATGCCTCTTCAAATAATCAATACTAATATCAATAATAATAAACTTAATAATAGTACTATATCTTTCTATCGTTCCATTGATAATTCTAAATATTCAGGAATTGAATTTTGCGATGATTCAACAAATTCTAATATTGTCAATATGAATAAATGGTATATTTATAAAAATCATATTACAGACGATGTTAATTATATTGGTCCTTTACAAATCGGTTATATTAAAAATGGATATACTCCAAAAAAATCATGCATAAATTTATATTATGATAATAATAAATATTATATAGATATTAATAATCCTAATACTTATAATTCACCTGATGAATTTAATAAAAATAAGGAAGATATGCGAATTAATGGAAATGTCAAAATAACAGGCGATTTAGATATTGACGGTTCTATTAATATTAAAGGTAATTATAAATTTAATGATAATAATATTCTATTTTCCCCAAATCCTGTTGAAAAAATAATAACTAAGATATATTCACTAGGCAATAATGTTTATTATTTTGATACTGATTTATCATCCAATCATCCTAAAAAAATATCCTTCCTAAATTCAAATATTGCCGCAACTCTTAATACAAATATTAATGATGATAAATTAAATCTTAATAAAAATTTGAATATTATAAATTCAAGTAATAATTCAAACATTAGTTATAATAATTATTTATTATCTTCAAATATTAATCGTGATATTATTTCTTATTCTAATTCATTCAGTTTAAATAATAATAATAATACTTCTATTAAAAGTGAAATAATAAGTAATTTAGCAAATGCCAATACTCAAATTAATAATTATAATTTTAATCAATCTTCAATTACAGCAAATCATTTAATAACATTATCATCAAATAATAAGACATATGCATATTCTAATTATTTAATATCATCAAATATTTATACTTCCATTAATAATATACGAACTATTCCTATAAATAATTTTGAATTAACTGCTGCTAATTATAGTAATCTTTCACTTTTAAATAGAAATAATATTATTAGTTCTTATGCTTCATTAACATATAATACTGATATTAATGTTATTTCAAAATTAAGTAGTAATATTTATACAAATTCCTTAAATATGTATAATTATGTGAATTCATATAATTCTTTCTTAAATACAACGAAGAATACTGTTTTTACGAGTGCTTATTTAACTGTTTCATCAAATAATATGAATTCAATGTCAAATAATTATATTTTAACAAATAATTATTATAATTCATTAGAAGGAGGGGGAATAACAGGCAATTATCAAAATATATTAACAAACAATTATTTATTCGCAACTAGCAATTATGATAATATCATAAATAATAGTAATTCATTAAATACATTCGTTGGTAATTATACGAATGTTATAAATATAATAAATGATAAAAAATCACAATTTGAATTGAATCTAAATAATAATTATTCAACATATATTTCAGCAAATCATATATCAAATATTCTCAATATTCCAAGTTATTCAAATAATGCTATATTAAATTCAAATGTTTCAATTATTAATTATTCATCAAATAGTTTATTTGAAATTGATTATAATAATTATAAAAATAAAATTAATGATATATATGATTATTCAAATGTATATTTAATTTATAAAGATTTATTAACTACTTCAAATAATTTCTTAAATATTAATTTTTCAAGTAATTATGAAATTTTTTGTAATGTTAATTTAATTACTGCTAATACTATTGGAAAAGAAAATGATATTTATAATTTTACATCAAGCAATCTTAAATATACATCAAATATATTAAATATAACATCTAATATTTATAGTACCTTTACTAATATAATT